ATTGCAACACAATTTAAACCAGTAGTTGCAAAAGCAATCTATGATATTACAAATGCTAAAACTGTATTAGATACAAGTTGTGGTTGGGGTGATAGACTTGCAGGTTTCTATACATCAAATGCTAAAGAATATATTGGTTGTGATCCTAACCCAAATACTTTTGCAAGATATATGAAACAGGTAGATGAGTATGAAAGAATATTAGGCAACTCAACTCCTATTATCAAAGAAGAAAGAGATTACTTTACAATCAATGCGTCTAAAAAAGTAACCATATACAGATGTGGTGCTGAAGATTTACCATATAATGAATTACCACAGATAGATTGTGCCTTTACAAGTCCACCATACTTTTCTACTGAACAGTATAACAAAGGTGGTGAACATCAAGAAGATCAATCTTGGCATAAGTTTAATGAGTATGATAAATGGCGTGATGATTTCTATTTACCAGTTGCAGAAAAAACTATGAGTATATCAAAGTTTATGTTTGTAAATATTATGGATCCAAAAATACATGGTGTTCGTTATCGTTCTGGTGATGAACTGGTTGATAAGTTTCAAGATAAGTTTCTTGGTCAGATCGGTATGAGAATTATGCAACGACCTAAATCTGATACTTTATTTAAAGACGAAAAAGAAAAGGCAGACTTTATGAATAAGATGTTTATAGAAAATGTATGGTGCTTCGGGCCAGAAACAGACTTATTTAAAAGTTCAAGAAAGAGTACATTAGATGAGTTCCTTGCTTGACAAAGAAACATATATAGTGTATAATAATGACAACTAAACTAATTGAGGTAAACTAAAGATGAGTGATTTTTTAAAAGATATAATAAAAGAAACAGGTAATGAATATGCTAGTCTAGTATCAGATGGTGCGTCAGGTGATGTAACAGATTTTATTGATACAGGTTCGTATATATTTAATGCGTTACTTGGTGGAGGTATTCATAGAGGCTTACCTTCAAATAAGATAACTGCTATCGCAGGTGAAAGTGCAACAGGTAAAACTTTCTTTGTACTAGGTATGTGTAAGCATTTCTTAGATCAAAACCCAGACGGTGGTGTTATATTTTTTGAATCAGAATCAGCAGTTACAAAAGAAATTATTGAAGAAAGAGATATAGATAGTAGTCGTATGGTTGTTATGCCAGTTACTACTGTTCAAGAATTTAGACATCAATCATTGACAGTTCTAGATAAGTATATTGAACAATCTAAATCTGAAAGAAAACCATTATTGCTTGTATTAGATTCCTTAGGTATGTTATCAACTACTAAAGAAATGGAAGATACACAGGCAGGTAAAGAAACTAAAGATATGACAAGGGCACAAATTGTAAAAGCAGCCTTTAGAGTATTGACATTAAAACTAGGTAAGGCAAAAGTTCCCCTTATCATAACTAATCACACCTATGATGTTATTGGTAGTATGTTCCCTCAAAAAGAAATGGGTGGTGGGTCTGGTCTAAAGTATGCGGCTAGTTCTATCGTCTATCTATCTAAGAGAAAAGAGAAAGACGGAACAGAAATTATTGGCAATATTATTCATTGTAAAAATTACAAATCCAGATTAACAAAAGAAAACAAAGTAGTAGATGTTAGATTAACATATGACAAAGGTTTAGATAGATACTATGGTCTACTAGATTTAGCTTTGAAGCACAATATATTCAAGTCAGTATCAACAAGAGTTGAGTTACCAGATGGCACTAAGACCTTTGGTAAAACAATAAACAATAGTCCTGAAAAGTATTTCACACCAGAGATACTAGAAAAACTAGATGCTGTTTGTGCTAAAGAATTTAAATACGGAGAAGTAATTGACAACGAAGATACCACCGATACACCAGACAACGAATCCTAAACACAACGAAGATTATGTATTTGTAGAGAAACCTGGAGAGGACTTTACTGGTCTTAAATTGATTAGTGGTCCTTATGGAGGTATCGTTTACAAATATGGTAATGTAGGTTTTAGACCTGAATCAGAAGCTGTTGATGGCAAACTTCCTATGGTGTTTGATTATACAGTTATTGAAAATAAAATATCTGCTGATACAGACAGTCAAGAATTTATTAATCATATTGGTGATATATTAGTTATACTATTAGATGAAAAAATGAAAGAAAAGGAACTTGATGGAGAGAATTGAAAGAACAGCACTTAGAAATTTAATACACAATGAAGTCTATTGTAGAAAAGTATTACCTTTTATTAAAGAAGAATACTTTACAGATAGATTAGAGAAGTTAGTATTTTCAGAAATTTATAAGTTTGTTAATAAGTATAACAATCTCCCTACAAAAGAATCCTTATCTATTGAGATTAATAGTAATAAAGGTATCAATGAAGAAGAATTTAAAAAAGTAACAGATATAATTGCTACACTAAATCCTGAACCAGTTAATCTAGAATGGCTTGTTGAAACAACAGAGAAGTTTTGTAAAGATCGTTCTATTCACAATGCAGTTCTAACTGGTATACAAATCATAGATGGTAAAGATAAAGACCATACACCAGAATATTTACCAGAGTTGTTGACAAATGCTCTTGGTGTTTCTTTTGACCAGAAAGTCGGGCATGATTATTTGCAAGAATCAAAAGAACGATTTGATTTCTACAAGAAGAAAGAAGAAAGACTTGAATTAGATTTAGATTTCTTTAACAAGATTACCAGAGGCGGTATACCAAGTAAGACTTTAAATATTTGTCTTGCAGGTACTGGTGTTGGTAAAACAATGTTTATGACACACCTTGCTTCATCTGTATTATTACAAGGTAAGAATGTATTGTATATCACTTTAGAGATGGCTGAAGAAAGAATTGCTGAAAGAATAGACGCAAACTTATTGAATGTTGGTATGAGTGATTTAGAAGAACTACCATATACAATGTATGAAACAAAGATTAATAAGTTACAAAGTAAAACTACTGGTACTTTAATTATCAAAGAATATCCTACTGCTACTGCAAATACAAGTCATTTTAAAAACTTGATTAGTGAATTAGCATTAAAGAAATCTTTTAAACCTGATATCGTATTTGTTGATTATTTAAATATTTGTACCTCGTCTAGATTTAAGTCTGGTTCAAATGTGAATAGTTATACAATGATTAAATCAATTGCTGAAGAATTAAGAGGGTTAGCAGTTGAACACGATTTACCTATATTTTCTGCTACTCAAACTACAAGAGGTGGTTTTGTTAGTAGCGATGTAGGGTTAGAAGATACCTCAGAAAGTTTTGGTCTTCCTGCAACAGCAGACTTTATGTTTGCTTTAATTAGTAGTGAAGAACTAGAAGAAAAAAATCAAATCATGGTGAAACAATTAAAGAATAGATACAATGACCCTACGGTCAATAGAAAATTTATTCTTGGTGTTGATAGATCCAAGATGAGATTTTATGATGTTGAGCAATCAGCACAAACGGACTTAGTTGAAAGTGGTCAACCATCTACAACTATTAATGATAACAAATTTAAAAAACTGGGACAATTCTCGGATTTTAAAATATAAAGAAAGGACTAAAATGACAACAGGAAAACTAAAATGGTTTGACCCTAAAAAAGGATACGGATTCATTACACCTGATGAAGGAGGCAAAGATGCTTTTCTTCATGTATCAGCTTTACAGGCTGCAGGTATTGATTCTATAGACGAAGGTCAAGCAGTATCATACGAACTGGCTGAACAAAAAGGTAAAGAATCAGCTACTAATATACAAAAACAATAAGGAGACTATAATGGCTATAAACATTAACGACAAACAATATGACGAAACTAAACTAGACGCTAAAGTAAGAAACTCTATTGTACAAGTAAACAATTATCAGAATAGACTTAACACTCTAGTTGCTGATGTTGAAAATTGTAAGTTGATTTTAGATCACCACAGAAAGTATCTAACAGATAACTTACCAGCAGACGCTGAAATCACAGAAGCACCAGCAGAGTAAGTATGAAAAAGAGGGTTGCGAAAAAACAAATCAAGAGTAAATTTTCTTATGAAATGAAATTAAGTAAGAGAAGAAACAAATTGAGATGGAGGGTTATTGAAAAACCTACCGGTAGTATTCTTTGTGAATCAGAATTTGAAGATGAGGCACAAAAAGTTTGCAACAATCAAAACAAATACAAACAATGGGCCAATCAAGGCGGAGTAGTTAAGTATTTAACATTAGGGAAAATATAATGGATGACATAAACAAACAGAGTAAAAGGTTTTATGAAATCATAGATGTGATTAAAACTTTACACGACAAGAAACGACATGATTATGGTGCTAACGAGGACATCTTTGCCAACTTCAGGTTATCTGAATTATCAGGTATACCTGCTTGGCAAGGTTCTGTTGTTCGTATGGGTGATAAGTATGCTCGTATAAGTAACTTCATCAAGAAGGGTGAATTTAAATTTAAAGAAGAAGGTATCAAAGATACTTTAATGGACATGGCAATCTATAGTTTAATTACTATGATACTATTTGAAGAAGAAGAGGAAAAGAATGACCGAAAAGAAGTTTGATATCAAATCAATAGGTAATCCAGATGATGCTGATAGATTTGAGATTACAGACACAAAGACTGATAAAGTATATACAATAAATGCTGATTCTTTAAAGGGTGGTGACTATCATCAAATTATAAAAGCTTCAGATGATACAATACCTGAAGATGATATAAGAAGATATCACGATATTGTTATGAAACTAGATTGGCAAGATGGTTGGTATTCTACACCAGAAATGAAAGACGAGGCAAAGACACCTGGTTATAAACATATTCATCTAGGTGGTAGTGATACTGAAGAAGTTGATTATGAGATTGAACAAGATTGGGTAAAAGAGATTTGGGATAAAGTAAATCCTGGAGCAAAACTATTAAGACACTATCTCAATGGTCATCATGCAGGACAATCAGGTGGCATTCATATAGATGGTTGGACTGGCGATCAATACACAGTTATTGTATATCTAACACCTGACTGGCGACCAGAAGATGGTGGTTCAATTGAGTTCTGGACACCTAATCTAAATGATGAGATGAAGGCAATGGCAATCAATACACCTTACGGACTTAATGGTAACCCGAATATGAACATTGTAAAATCATACTGGCCAAGAGCAGGGCGTGTTGTAGTCTTTGACGCAAGAATCCCTCATGTTGCAAGAGCAGTTGAAAGTGATAAGTTTAGAATTTCACTAGTATTTAAGTGTAAAGCAGGACCTCTTTAACGCTTGACAAAAGGGTGATACTGTTATATAAATAGCAGTATGGCATATGAAACATCTGAAATAACAACTGCAATAGCACTACAATACAATTCGACTTTTTTAAGAAAAGTTAAAACAGTAGCACAGTTACAATCGTTACTAAAAAAAGGTGTTGGTAAAGATGTAAAGTTTGCTACATCTACAATAAGAACTGGTTTTTTAAGTTTAGTAGATTCAAATAATCCTAAATCTGTTGCTGACATGGCTGTAGGTATATCGGCTGCGTTAGCAATAAGAAACTACATGAATACTGAAGGTAATGTTATTACTTACATGACTGGTAATAAGTGGCCTGATGAGGTAGAGAAGTTTCAAATAAGTGCTTTTGGATTTCAAGATTATAACTCAGCAGATATTATTGTTACAAAAAATAGAAGATTATTTTATGGCGTATCGCTAAAGAAAAAACAAACAGTAAAAGCACAAGATCCTACCCTTATAAACAAAGCATTTGCGAGTGCATTTGATGGACAAGAATTTTCAAAATTAAAAAAACAATTAGTTGAAACTAGAATAAATTACTTTGCTGATTTAGTTATTGAAGCAGTAGGTAAAAAGATAATATTAAAAAAAGATATAAAAGATTTTGATTCTCTAAAAAGAAGTAATAAAAAAGAACTGTTCGAAGCAAAGAATAGGGATAAAAATCAATTTAGTAAATCATATATTGATACTAAAGGATATGCAACATCAAATGATGGATACTCTGATTCAAATACTAGAGATCCAAAAAGTATGCGTTTTTTTGTAAATCAAAAATTATCTGAAAAGAAAAATAATAAATTATGGAAGTCATTTGAAAAACTTATTGATACAGCAGGTCCTAAATTAGCAGAAAATTTAATTAATATTATACTAAAACGATATCTTTTTAAAGAACTTGACGCAAAAGATTTAGAAGGAAAAGATTTTGATTTTGCTTTAGTTACAGGTATTGCAGAGGTTAAAACATCAGGTGATGTCAATATATCTCCAGCAAAAATTTTACCACTAAAAACAACTTTGTGTGGAATAAAAAGAATTGAAGAAAAGTACAGGGGTCCTTATAGGGTAATACAAGATACCGAAGCAACGCAAAAATCTGAAGCTGCTAAGATATTTTTTAAGTTAGTAAAAGGAACTTCAAAGTCAATAAATTTATTAGATTTAGAAGTTAGATATAAGGGGTCATTTAATCCTGATCCTCAGTTTCAAGGGGGTCTTAATAAAGAGTTTAAGAAATTATTAGATGCCGAAACCTGTGGTTAATGCTTGACTATTATAAATAATAGTATATAATATACTAATGGAGAGAGTGCTAAATGCAGAAATTTCAAGATTATCTTGTAGAAGATAAGAATACACATCTTGAACATCTGGAAGACGAAATAATTAATAATGGAACTAAAGGTGCTAAAACCGCAATTGAATTTTTAAAGTCTATCAAAAAGATGTTACAAGGCAAAAAGGGGTCTACCGTATCCGTCAAGTGGGATGGTGCACCTGCTGTATTCTGTGGTATCAATCCAGAGAATGGTAAGTTCTTTGTTGCTACTAAATCTCTATTCAATAAAACACCTAAAATCAATTATACTAATTCAGATATATCTAGAAATCATGGTGGTGCGTTAGCAGACAAACTTAAAGAGTGTCTCAAACATTTACCTTCTCTAGGCATCAAAGGAATAATACAAGGCGATTTACTCTTTACAAGTGGTGATAAAAAGACTGCTACAATAGATGGCACTAAGTCGATTGTCTTTACGCCAAACACAATAACATATGCTGTTCCTGTTGTTAAGACAGGATTTTTTGGTAGTTCATTATACGATAATATCAATAAAGCAAAAGTTGGTATTATATTTCACACATCATATTCGGGTAATACAATTGCAAGTTTAAAAGCAACTTTCGGTGCAAGTGTAAGTTCATTAAAGAAAAACAAAAATGTATTCTTTGATGACGCTAATTACAAACAAGCTGGTGTTGCATTTGATGACGCTGAAGAAAAGGCATTTGATAATATAATCAGAATGGCAGAGGGTTCTGCTTACAAAGCAGGTAAGTTTATTGACTTACTTAAAAAAGATCAAGGACCATTATCTCTAGGTATTCAACTAAAAACATTTTTCAATACTTATATAAGACAAGGCACAGCAATTACAAATACATCTAAGTTAGCAAATAATTTTGAAGTATATTTTAGAGATAGAATTAAAAAAGAAATAGATAGTAAGAAAACACCAGCAGCAAAACAAAAGTATGAAGAAATACTAAACGCTGGTATCAAAATATTAAGACCAAACAAAGATGGTCTCTACTTTGCTATTGCAACATATATAACATTTCAATCAGCAAAGGCTGTATTGTTAAGAAAATTAAATCAGATACAAAGTATCGGTTCATTTTTAAGAACTAAAGATGGATACAAAGTTACAAATCCTGAAGGGTATGTAGCAATTAAAGGATCTGGTGCTGTTAAACTTGTTGATAGATTAGAGTTCAGTAGAGCAAACTTTAACATGGCAAAAGATTGGGTAAAAGGATGATAGATTCATTTAGAAGTTTTATAACAGCCGCACAAAAAACAAAAAAATGTCCAGAAGGATATAGATTTGATAAAAAATTACAAGTTTGTGTGCCTATTGGAGTAAGTAGATATTATCCTTACTTTGGTGGTAGAAATAATAATGGACAAGATAATCAACAATCGAATGATGATAATACAAATAACACAAACGGCAATGGCACAAATGGTAATGGGTCAAGTAATACAAACGGAAATGGAAACGGAAATGGTGGTAACGGACAATGAAATCATTTAGTCAATTTAAAGAATCAATTATTGATATACCTAGACGCACATATGCTCCTAGTGTTTTTGATGATGAAGATACAGATAATCCAAAGATTAAAGATAGTGTACTAAGATTAATTACTGAACAGTTTAAAGAGTTTGAAACAGAATATCCTATCTTAAAATATAGTTTGATAGGTTCTATGCTTACAAAACGATATCGTAATGACGCTGACTTAGATATCAATGTTTTATTTGATGTACCAGAAGATAAAAGAGAAGATGAGAGATTAAGATTATCTAAAAAATATTTAGCGTCTAGTAATCCAGATAACATACAAGGTAAATTAATACCAGGTACAAAGCATCCTATTAACTATTATTTTATTACAGATGAAGAAACATATGATGACCAAAATAAAAAAGCAGATGCTGTATTTGATATTAAAAATCAATCATTTGTAAAGCGACCAGAAGATTTTGAGTTCAATCCTAACTTATATATGAGAGACTTTCAAAAACAAGTTGATAAAATTGATATGTTAAAGGGTGAATTGAAAAGAGATATTATAGACTATGATGAATTGATGGAATTAAAACCTAATGAGATAAAAGATTTAGAGAAAAGAATTAGTAATAAACTAGGTGAGATAGAAAAAGATATACAAGACCTAACAGATATTGGTAATAAGATTGATGTTGAAAGAAGAGCAGCATTTGATACAGATATGACACCAGATGAAATTAAAACTTACAGCATCAAAAATAGACTACCTGCAAATGTAGTTTATAAAATGTTAGAGAAATATCATTATCTTACATTCTTAAAAAAATGTAAAAAGATTTTAGATGATGGTAAAGTAACAGATAGTGAGATAGACTCACTAAAAAGTGTTGATGACG